GTTTTGGTAATAGATTTCACATTAACCCATTTGGTGGTACTATCAAAAGTACCGGATTTAATGTTGAAGGACAACCAGGAACAGTATTCTTAACAGATGTTCCAAATAAGAACGAAGATGGTTCTTTAGATGGTTCTGGGAAGGGAACAATATCATTAATTAGATTTGATACTACAAGTAGAGAAGCTCTTGTTGTAGGTCAATCTGTTGGAACAGTAGATTACACTGAAGGGGAAGTTATACTGAATACAATAAAAATTACTAATACAGTACAAGCAGATAATATCATCGAAATTCAGGCATTTCCTGATTCAAATGATGTAATCGGATTAAAAGATTTATTTGTAGTTTTTGACGTATCCAATAGCGTTCCTACTATAAATATGAAGAAAGATACTATTTCTTCTGGTGAAAGTATATCGGGTTTAACGTTCCCAACATCATCCAGTTATCCAAACGGAAAATTAACGAGGTAATATGCTTAGAGAAGGGTTTGACATAAGAGTAAAGACAAGTCAAATTGTACAAAACCAACTACCAAGGTTTATTGGAGAGGAAAATACTAATTTTGTAGAATTTTTGACTCAATATTATTTGTCTCAGGAATTCCAAGGTGGTCCTACGGATATTCTGGACAATCTTGATCAGTATTTGAATCTTGATATTCTTACTGAGGATATTGTTTCTAGGACTTATAGTCTAACACAGAGTGTTAATTATGGTGATGAAGAAATATATGTTGATTCTACTCTTGGATTTCCTGATGAATATGGTCTATTAAAGATCAATAATGAAATTATTTCTTATAAAGAAAAAACGGCAACTAGTTTTTCTGGATGTCTAAGAGGATTCAGTGGTATTGAAGCATATGAAGAAGGTAATTATGGAACTGAATTAGTATTCAAATCTACAGAAATTGATAAACACCAATCTGGTGATACAGTTGAAAACTTAAGTAATGTATTTTTAAAGCAATTTTATAAAAAAATTAAAGGATTTTTAACACCAGAATTAGAAAATTTAAAATTTGTAGATGGTTTAAACGTAGGAACATTTCTTAAAGAATCATCAACTCTTTATAAAACCAAAGGTACGGAAGAATCTTTTAGAATTCTTTTTAATGTTCTTTATGGTATCACACCAAGTATCTTAAATCTAGAAGAACAATTAGTCAAACCTTCTTCTGCGGATTACATTAGAAGAAAAGTTATATTTGGAGAATTACTAGAAGGTTTAAATCCAGATCTAATTGTTGGTCAAACCTTGGTAAGTTCCGATGGAACAGCAAACGGACCAATATCAGAAATAGAAATTGTAAAGAAAAGAGGAAAATTTACATATAAGATTTCTTTATTTGAGGGATACGATGATAGAAGTTTAATAAACGGAACTTTTAATATAACAGCATCATCTAAAGTTATTGGAAATTTTCCAATTAATTCTAAAACATTAAGTGTAGATTCTACTATCGGATTTCCAGAAAGTGGAACTATTTTGTGTGGAGATAATACGATTACATATACAGAAAAAACTGTAAATCAATTTTTAAACTGTTCTGGCATTCTTAATGAAATATCGGATAGTGATTCTGTTAGAGATCCTCAATATGTCTATGCTTATGAAAATGGTGATATTACTAAAATAGTAAGATTTTCTGTTTCTAACATATTATCAGAAATAAATTTTCCAGAAGATACAACCCTAACAAATGATGATGAAAGCATTACTGTAATTAATCTGGGTGATAATGTTGTAAATCCACAATTAAACAAAACATATAAGGAACTCTTATTTAATTCGTGGATATACAATACAAGTTCAAGATATCAAATTGAATCTTCCGAATCTAATACCACTCATACTACAAAAGATTTGCTAGATAAGAGTAGTATGAAAAAGGGTGATGAAGTAGAAATTGTTGATAGGAGACTGAATACTGTATATGGTATTGGTAGAATTGCTGATGCTACAAATTACAGTTTAAAACTGGAGAGTTATGTAAATATTTCTGGAGTTGCTTTAAATACAAGAATAGTTGATGTCAAAAGAAGATTAAAATATGCTAGTTCTAGTTCTGAAGAGTTAAAATATCCAAATTTACTTGCAAACATACAAAACGTTTATAGTGATGGTAATGATTATGCATATGTAGCAACAAACTCTTTACCAGATTTTGAAATTAAATCTGATTTTGCTAGTAGATTTATTGATAATGCTGATAATATAAATGTGATCAATAACAGCATTATTTTTCCACAAATACAATTACCATTACCATTTATTACTGGAGATGAAGTAATCTATATTGCTGAAAATGAAGCAAACCCAATTACTGGATTAACTTCTGGTAGAAATTATTTTATAAAAATAGTTTCTGAAGATAGTGTTCGTTTATATGTCTCAAAATCATTTATCTACACAGATAAGTTTATAGAGATAAGTGTTTCGCAAAATCATCCTTCTGGGAAACATTCTCTGACTCTTTTAAGGCAATTTAATAAAAAGATTACATCTAGCAAATCTTTAAGAAAAATTACATTAAAACCAAAGACTAATAATGGTCAAAAAGAATTAACTACAGCAGGAAAACCTGTTGGTATGTTAGTTAATGGAACCGAAATTATTAGTTATAAGGGAACTGATGAAATTTACTATGGACCAATATCAGGGAAAACAATTTACAATAATGGAACAGATTACGATGTTATAGATGCACCCATGTTAAGTGTATCTTCTCCACAAGTATCTACAGGAGCAACTTCATTCATTACACCAGTTCTTGAAGGATCTGTCAAATCTATTTTATTAGATACTCCAGAAGTTGAAGTTAATACTGTTTCCTTTGTCCGCATCGTTGGTGGAAATGGATCTGGTTGTATTTTAGATCCCATCATTGAAAGAAAACAAAGTCAATTTGAGTTTGATGCTTTAAATAGTTTAAATGTTCTTGCAGAAACTATTACTTTTGCACAAGATCATAACTTAACAGATGGTCAAGAAATTATTTACAATGCAAATGGAAATAGTGAAATTGGAATTGGAACTTATTATGGCAGTAATGCAGATCAATCAGAAACTTTACTAGATGGTGGTTCTTACTACGCAAAAGTTTTTAATTCAAACACAATTCAGTTATACGGTAATCAGTCTGATTATAAAGCAGGGATTAATACTATAGGATTTACTACCACAGGAAATAGAGGTATTCATAAATTCCGTACTATTGACTTTAAAAATGTGTTGGTTGATATCAAAGTTGAATCGGAAGGATCTGGATATACAAATAGAAATTTAATTGTAAAACCAGAAGGAATTTCTACCCAAGACTCTAAAGTCAAATTTACAAATCATGGATTCAAAGATGGTGAGTTAGTTAAGTATACTTCTGATAGTCCTATTTCTGGATTATCTACTACTAATCAATACTATGTTTTAAAATTAAACGATAATGAATTTAAATTAGCAAACGCTGGTGTTGGTGGTACTATCACCACAGAATATGAGAGAAGAGACTATGTAAGATTCACTTCTACAGGAACTGGATACCAGAAGTTTAATTATCCTGATATCCAGGTTGATATTGGTGTTTCATATGCAACCACAAGTCGAACTATAGTTGCCAAACCTTTAATAAAAGGTTCTATCATTGATGCTTACGTTTATGAAGAAGGTAGTGATTATGGTTCTGTTATTTTAAATTATCATAATAGACCAGCAGTTACTGTAAAACAAGGAAAAGATGGTTCAGTAAGACCTGTAATTATTAATGGAAGAATTATTGATGTTGTAGTAGAAACCACAGGCAGTGAATTTTTCTCAAAACCAGACCTGATTGTAAACAGTAGCACTGGAACAGGTGTAAAACTAAATCCAGTTATTTCTGGTGGAAAGTTGGTAGATGTAATTGTTATTAAGAGTGGTGCAGGATATTCTGCAAATGATACGATTCAAGTCAAAGCATCTGGATCTTCATTTAATATAGATCTTAATGTTAGAGAATTGAAAGTTAATGCTTTAAATAGATTTGGATCCGAATATTTAAATTCATTTGGCACTACCCAAGATGATGAGGTTTTATATTCGGTCCTTGGTTATAATGACACAATTAGAGAATCTCTATCTGACAATCGCGGTTCTGAGGAAAAACCCGATCATTCTCCCATTATTGGTTGGGCTTATGATGGCAATCCAATTTATGGTCCTTTTGGATATACAGATCCTAGTGATTCTAGTGCTGTTTCTCTCCTGAAGAGTGGTTATAAGTTACGTACAGATTTAGTTAAAAATAGACCAGTATCCGATGATTTTGGTGATGGATTTTTTGTTGAGGACTATGTTTATGATGGCAGTGGAGATCTAGATGTTTACAATGGTAGATATGCAAAAACACCAGAATTTCCGAATGGAATCTATGCATATTATGGATCAATAGAAGCAAATCCAAAAGTAATTAGTTCATTCATTCCACAATTTCCATACTTTATCGGCAATTTCTTCAAGTCTAAATTTGAAGAAGATGTATTTGATATTAATCAGACAAATTATGATTTTTCTACAGGAAAAATTCAAAGAAATACTTTCCCATATAGAATAGGTTCTGAATATTCTTCAACTGATTATGTTGATTTTGTATATGATAAAGGATCTATAAGTGCAACTGTTGAAGAGGCATCTAGAGGTGGAGTAACAAGTTTTAACATTATTGATTCTGGATCTGGATACAAAGTAGGTGATACAATAAACGTTGACAATACAGAAACTGGTGGATCTGGTGCATCTGCTATAGTCAAATCTGTAGAAGGTAAAACCATTGATAATATTTCAACAATTTCTGATCTATATGAAAGTGCTACAATAATTAAGAGATCTTTTGATACTTTGGATTTGTATATCCAACCTTATCATGATTTAAATGATCAATCTTTTATTACTCTATATCAACCATCATTCTTTACTAATCCAGCAGAAATTCCATTATTTGGAACTAGAAAGGACCCTATTCATCCACAAACACAACAAACTAAAATTACATATTCTAGTGGATTTTCTGGTGCCAAGTATGGAAGTGCTGTAGCAATTGGTAATAGCACACTTGTTGTTGCTAATGATGCAACTATTGGCGCAGTTTATGCATATGATATGAATGGTGGCAATGAAGTAATCATTAGTGCTTCTGATTTTGCTAATGATGATGCTTTTGGTATATCTGTAGCGGTAGGAAACAATAAAATAGTTGTTGGTGCTTCTTCTGACGATGATGGTGGAAATGCCACTGGTTCAGTATATGTTTACAATTTAGATGGAACAGGTGAAGTCAAAATTACAGCATCAGATGCTGCTGAAGATGATCAATTTGGAAGATCTGTTGATGTTGGTGATAATAAAATTGTAGTTGGTGCATTCAATGATAACAGTAGTGCAGGGTCTGCATATATCTACAATTTAGATGGAACAGGTGAAGTCAAAATTACAGCATCAGATGCTGATCCTGACGATACTTTTGGACGTGCTGTTGCTATAGGTCACTCTAAAGTTGTAATTGGTGCTCCATTTGCGGATGAAACTGCCAATAATACAGGTACTGTATACATCTTTGATCAAGATGGTACGAATCAAGTAAAGGTAACTGCCTCAGACAATACTGTAAGCACCCTAAACCGCAAGTTTGGTGAGGCATTGGCAGTTGGTTCCAATAAGATTGTTGTTGGTGCTCCTGGCGTTGAAAACGAAAAGGGTGCAGTTTACATCTATAACATGGATGGAACAGGTGAAGTTAAAATTCAAGCAAGCGATGGAATTGCATCTGATAAATTTGGATCTTCTGTTGCTATATCTGATAATTATGTCATTGTTGGTGCCTGGGGAGATGATGATGATGGAAGTACATCAGGTTC